TGCCGCCTGTTCGGACCGGTGTATTTTCGGCGCGATGCGGTGAACACGTGACGAACGAGCGGTGGCCAGCGTCGCGACATTTCGCGGAGCCCCGATCGAATGAACGACCAGAATGCAGCTTCGGTCCATTCGCCGCCGGCGCGAGTTCGTTCGACTCGGTTGGTTTTGGGTCGTCTTGTCGATCGCTTCCTCTTTAACACGTATCAAACTCCGTTTATCTGTTCAATTCTTCAATAATTCAATAAAACTAGCCACCCTTAAGATAAGAGAGAAGTAAGAGTCCCCTAAGTAATAGAAATAGTAGTAGTATATATATATTATTATTATTTGAATTATTTACTTACTTACTCTAACTCTACGACGTTTAACGACTTACGACGACCGAATCGTACTAACTGAAACAAATAATTCATTGAACTATCCTTGACATCCCCTCTAATTGGTTGGTTGGTCTGCTCTGGTTGGTTTTTGGTCGAGTCTTGAATTATTTGAAGTTTGAGCAATTCCTTGAACTATTTGAGCCGCCGAAAAATGGTCTTCGTCTTCGTCGCCGTGCCTATCCGTTCTGCACAGATGTACCCTAGCTGCATGAGGTCGGAAAGCACCTCGTTTCGGTCCCTGGGGCGAAGCCACTGACATCTGCGACCAACCTCGCTTTGCGTCACCCCGTCGGCGGTGATGATCGCCAGAACGCGCTTGGCTCGTGCCTCGATGTCGTTCTCGGCTATATGATCCTGGCACCCCTTAAGCAGTCGCCGCGTTAGGTAATTGGCCAGTCTGATCCCCCACTCCGCGTCTTCAATCGTGATCTCATCCGGCGGCCCCTCGCACCGTGAGCAGGCATGAATGAGTGCCAGCTTAGCCGACTTTTCGCCGCTCCTAGACCACACAGCAGCCCTTAGCGGGTGCTCGCCATGTCTTTTTCGGCTGATCTCTTTCAAATGCGTGTAATGACGCAATAAAGCCTCTGGCGAGTGTTTTACGACTACCGGGTTAGGGAACACGGAACCCAAGATTCCGCTCGGCTGGAAGTCCAGCCATCGTTTCGTCGTTTCGATGATCTGGCTGGGTATCGGGTCAAATTTCGGCTCGTGCATTTCGAGTTCATACCCACGTCCCTCGAAAACCATCAAGCGGCCGATTAGACCGTCGCCGATGTTCTGAGTCGTCAGCGATTGCCAGAACGCCTCCGGCGTGCTCGTTCCGTAGATGCACAAATGCGGCTGACTGATCATCTTTACCTTCGCCGAATCAGCATAGGCGTCAGCCTTCCACGTGCCGGCCGATGACGTGTAAAGCTGCATGATGACCGTGATGACGTTGAATAGATGCGGGCTGCGCCGCGGGTCTTTCATCGTCTCCAAAATTCGCCCCATTTCGTCAATCTGCATAATCTGCGACGGAGCCTTGTCGAGCGCGTTAATGATCCCGGCATGGCTTCCGATTCGCTCGGAGCCCATCAAATCGAGCGCTCCAGCCGCTTCGATGATTTTCTTGTTGATCTGCCTTGCCTTGTCTTTCCCGGAGCCAGTCGGAGCTAATCCTAGGCTTAGGATATTCGTCCTCGTCTCGTTGACGTCGGCCACCTTGCGCCCCGTATAAGCTCCCAGCAGCGTAATGGCAGCGGCTAGCGCTAGCTCCGGCTGCGGGTACATACTCGTCGCCAGCGTGTGCCGCACGATCTGGCCAATGGTCCCAGCCGGGTATAGGCAATCTTCGGGAAAGTCGCACGAGTCGCCGGTGACTACGATCTCTTTTTCTTCCACCTCAGGCATCGATTCAACGATTGTTTTTTCGCTTACCTGCTGCACGATCGCCGATACGTCGATGAGTGCAGACGAGCCGCTGTCGTAGTCGTCCCAGGTCGGAGCCCCGATAGCCTGCTTAAGTGCTTGCCAGTCGCTCATCCCGCACGAGGAGTGAAAGCAATGCCCGCCCAGCTCACCGCTCAGCCCCTGAGTGACGACGCAATCCCTGATCGCGTCTTTGCTCGTGTGCCTGTCGATCCCAGGGCAGCGAATAAACCACCGCTTCACCTGCTCGGTCTGATCCGCCGCAAAGATCTCAACGCCTCGATTCGTTAGCCACTTTCCAACGTCAAGTCGGTCGTCCGAAGGTGCCGCGTGCAGAATAACGGGCTTCGTCCGCTTTAGCTCTGGCTTCCGCTCCGACTTCGCCGCGATGACTAGCAGCCTTGCCAGCACGATCTCCGGCAGCTCAGCGGCTGGAATGTCCGCCGGGTCAATGATCCATTTCCGCTCACCGCTGGGAGGAAATACCGTCTGAGCAGCTTTAGCGCCACCGCCAGCCCGGACCTCGATTGATCCGGCCATCCATTTCGCCTTGTCGAGCGCCGGCCTGGGCAAATCGCTCGACCACTGGAACAGCCTGTGCTTTCCGCGCGTGCTCTGAAATGTTGGAGTTGGTGGTATGTCGCCGCCGAATAACTCGATAAGCTCAGCCTCTGCCGCGTCGCTGTCGCATTCAAGATCGATGATCCCGCTGGCCTCCCCCAGCAGCACACCAACGCCATCATGCGCCACGCTGAAAAGCGTTTCGACTTCCTCGCTCGTGGCCGCGGCTTTCTTTTGCCACCCCTGGCCAATCGGTATTTTTCCGCGCACCGGAACCACTCGCCAGCCATAGCTAGCGTAGCGCTTCGCTGCCTCGATTGTCGCTTGATCGCTCATCTTGTCACCAGTGTTTAGAAAGGAACTTCGTCGCTCAATTCGTTTTCAATCTCGCCCCAGGTCGCTCGCTCTGGGTCGTCGTCATCCATCACGATTTCATTGATTGGATCGGGAATCTCGCCTAGTACGTAATCGACTGGCCTCTTAAATCCATTTTCACGCTTAGCCTTGATGGATATGGTCTCTGCAAACCACCCACTACCCCAGGCAACAATCGCCGACTGAATCGACGTGATCTTGGCTCGCGTTCGTTTGCCTATCCATTTCATGGCCTTCTCATAGGCGTATCCGTCGTGCTCTAGGCAAACCCATTCCGATATCACTTCCATCGTCGCGAACTCGCCACCGCTGCGCGGGCGCGCCTGGTAGTCAACTCGAAGCGTTGTCGTGTTCTTTTTGCGGTTATGCCACTCCCGAAAATTGACGCCTTCGACGTCGTACCATTCGGCGGGCTTGAGCGATTCCAGGATCTCCGCATCGCTGGAACTCGCCCCGTGCTTTTCCTCGTCGCTCATCGGCTGTTCGGTGCCGCACTCTGGGCAAAGCCTGCACCCCGCTGGAATCTTAACCTTGCACGACTCACAAAACTTTTCAGGCGCTTCGCCGCTGCCTTTGCTCTTTCGCTTTTTCCCGTAGTCTTTCGCGTCGAGCGGTCCATGTCGTTCGATGTTCTCGCCGAAGTCAAGAATTAGACAATCTTTCTTGCCTTCGCTCAGCCGAAAACCTCGCCCGCAAATCTGCGCGAAAAGACCTGGCGAGCAGGTCGCCCTCAACACCGCGATGCAATCGATATTCGGAGCGTCGAAGCCAGTCGTTAGAACGTCCACGTTCACCAGCCAGCGAAGCTCGCCGCTCTTGAATTTTTCCAAATGCGTCATTCGCTCCAGGCCTGGAGTCGAACCAATCACAATCCCCACTCGCTCGCCGCTCAGCGTTTCCAGGCACTCCCTTACCATTTCGCCATGCCCTACACCTGAGCAGAACACCAGTACCGACTTGCGACCAGTCGCGCTACTTATGATCTCCCGGCACGCTGCCAGCACCGTTTCAGGCACCGAAAACAGGTCTTCCATTTCCCGCTGCACAAATTCACCAGCCCGAACATGAAGCCCGCTGGTGTTCACGCTGGCGTCAGCCGCTCGGCTTGTGATTCGTGACAGAAACCCATCGCCGATTAACCTGGGAATCTCAGCCTCATAGCAGACCGAAGAAAAAATCGAATCGCCTCCGCATAGGTCGCCGTCATCTGTGCGGTAGGGCGTTGCCGTCAATCCGACCATGCGGCACCGAGTGTTAATCTCAACAATCGACGACAAGAAACGCCGGTACATACCGGCGTCATTCACGTTGACTAGGTGAGCCTCATCCACAATCAGCAAATGACGTTCGCCAAACTCACCGGCCTTATTCCATGCCGACTGAATCCCGGCACAAACAACCGGCTCGGCTGTGGATCTCGAGTTCAGCCCAGCCGAATACATTCCCACCGCCACGCCTGGCAGCATGCGCCGCACCTTGTCGGCGTTCTGCTCCAAAAGTTCTTTCCTATGCGCCAAAATCATCACGCGCCCGCCCATGCCGACGCATTTTTTTGCTAGCTCGCCAATCACCACCGACTTTCCAGCCCCGGTGGGCAAAACCACCACCGGGTTTCCGCTTTGCTCGCAGAGATAGCGCCACGTTTCCGCGACTGCCTCAGACTGATACCACCGAAGATCCATGGCGCTACACTCCTAGAAAAACTTCCGTTCCTGCTGCGGTGCCGATGCCGTCGCGGCGCCTTCACCTTGCGCGGCGCTCGCAGCTAGCGAACTAAATCGCTTCACTTCATTCTGCTGGCCTCGGTCGCCATCCTTGACTATGACGGAAATCAAAAGCGGCTTGTTGTGCAGCACGTCCGTTCGATCGATCTTCGTAACGCCAATCGCCTCGCAAATCTGCTTTAGCTGGCGTTCTGCAATCGCCTTGACGTTGTCCTTCGTGTGGCCAATGTTGCAATTAACGAAGAGCTTTCGTCCGTTGAAATCAACTGGCTGTAAGATCGATATCTCGAAGGCAATGTAACGCGCTCCTGGCGTCTGCTTGCTTTCGCGAATCGAAGAACTCGTGATGCAAGCCCGGTAGTTTCCGGCAGGTAAGACATCAGCACTTGCCACCTTGTCGGCATCGAATCCATCAGCCCCAAAAAACTCATTAAGCTCAGCCATTGCTCAAACCCTCGCTTTCGTTCGTGTCGTTTACCTGCTGGCTCGCCACGTTGGCGGGCCAGTGTTTTTGATACTCACTCCACGCCATCGGCAGTTCAGCCGGAAGGTTCAGTCGATTCTTCGCCTGAACCGCCGCTGAGCGCGTCGTTCTGATATACCGCTCGTCGTCGCCAATTGCCAAGAATCGCTTGGGCTTCTGGCTTTTCTGGTCGTTGGTCGCCGAGTCGCGGACGTAGGTGCGAAACGACGCAAACAAAACCTCATCGCACCACTCGCGCAGCAGGCTGGCCGCCGTCTTGTGCACATCCGGCGCCCATTGTTCGTAGGCTTCCGCTTCTGGATTGTTTACCTTCACAGGCGAGCAATGACCAAGCATAACGATGTTCAGCCCGCGCTCTTGCATCAGCTTTTTTTCGCAGAGCGTCAAAAACTGCTGCAGCACCGTAGCCGCTTCCACGTAGCCCTTGCCATACCCGCCAGCGGCTTTTTCGATCGTCTCGACGCTGCTTTTTTGGCATATCCAGGCGTGCAGCAAATGCTCCATCCAGTCGACTGTATCAAAAACAATCGACTGGTATCCGTGCGGCTGCGAATGAATCCAGTTCATGACCTGCCGCAACTGGTCCCATGATTCAATTCGTTCCGTAGATTCAACATCCAGGTCGCCTAATCCGCCCTCGAAGTCAAGAAACAGCGGACGCGGGGCGCCCGCTGCCCAGCTCGACTTGCCCACGCCCTCTTGACCGTAAAGCAGCACGCGGCGCGGCCTTTGCTGCTTCCCCTTTACGATTTTCATAATGCCACCTTCGTTCAAATGAAAAGCTCGTCGCCGACCGGTCCTAGGGCCTGGTTGGCGCTCAAGAATCGCGCGAGACTTCCCCCGGC